GTGAAAGTCTGTTCTTCCTCAACTTCTTCTTCGTCCTCAATCTCGGAGTCATCTTCTTCTTCAGTATCATCTTCAGCCTCTTCAACTTCTTCAGCTTCTTCTTCAACCTCCTCTTCTGATTCCTCTACTTCTTCTACTTCTGTATTCTCTACAGCTTCTGGTTGCTCGTTGGAGTCCTCACTTGCAGATAACATACCTTCTATAGCAGAAGTTGCATCTGATATTGTTAGTTCTCCACTTCCCTCTTGGGGAGTCATGGCTTCTTCACTCATTGTGTTTCCTTAATTTCCTCTAGGGGAGGATACCCATTAAAGGCAATTGCCTATAATATCTTCCATGCTCTGTCTTTAATCTCATCGTCTTTTGCAATGGATTTAAAACGGTTCATGATTTCGTTGATAACTTTAATCCTGACGTAAGCATCCTCTCGGACTTTTTGTTGGTCAGAATCAGAGTTAATAATTAGTTCGGTTAGTTCGTTTTGCATCTCTTGCATTTCGTCATTCAGTTCTTGACTTTGCAAAAGGTTTCTAAAAGCTTCTGATTTGGTCATTACATACCTGCAATTTTATTAATCTTATCTAAAGCGTTTATGAGCTCTTTAGATTGAGTTATGTCATTTTTCTGGTTATCATTCTGTGCTTTCTGCATTAGTTGCATTTCTTTGATAGCCATTTCTGATTCAAACTGTGCTTGTTTTTGTTGCAGCTCAAGCATTTCTTTTTGCACTTTAAGTTCTAGTCGTTGTTTGTCTAATTCTAGTTCAGCCATTTTGGCTTGCATTTGCATCTGTGCTTTTTCTTGTTCTACTTGTGCAAGTATTTTAGCTGCTTCAGTATTAGGGTCAGTCTGTGGTTGTTGTGCTTGTTGTTGAGCTAATTGGTCAGACTCTTCTTGAGTAAGATTTTTTAAGAATCCAGACTCATCTTTAAATCCAGCCATGTTGACAAATTTAGCTAGGGTATCTCGGTATTGTTTAATACTTACTAAAGGATTACCTAGTCCATACTGTGTCAGCATCTGCTCTTGTTTATCAAGAATCATTTGCATAACAGCTAACTGCTCTGTTTTGCTACCAGTACCTAATCCTACATTAACAGTAAGGTTGTACTGTGTGGTCCACTCTCTAGGGTTCATTGGAACATAACTGTTGTTAATTTTAATGATGCGTTCTTTGTCTTGGTATTTACAAACTAACTGTAATATTCCCATCATTAAGGATGAAACGCCTGTTTCAGCAAAGATACGAGCTATAAGTTCTATCTTGCCACCTGCTGCATTTGACATAGCAGATACTGCTGTAGCAGTTACATTCTGTAATATGTTGGCATCAAGCCCTTGTGAAGCTTCTGATACGCCAGTTCGTTTAGCTTGAATAGTATCCAAATACTCAAGCATAGGAAATGATTGCCCTGCACTTGATTGCACTGATAAAGGTACTAACGCATTAGGGTTTTTAATCCTTATTACGCCACCTGCTGTAGATGTAAGAAGGTCATCAAGGTTGACTTGTCCTTCTACTGCACCTACTCGGTAGTTGTTAGTAAGGTAAAGGTTGTCTAGCATCTGTCTGGTAATAGTAGATTTAACCAGTTGCAAATCCATTGTCCTGTCAGCTAACGACTGACCAAAGAATTTATGAGGGATAGGTATTGGGCAAACACTATGGAACGGAACATAGTCACATTCTTCGTGCATCAATACCTTGTTGTCTGCGTAGCAAACTCTGTGTAGCTCGGCTATGCCATCCTCATCTAAATCAGTTTTTACATAACATTCATAATACTCAATCAACTCCATTGATTCATCATTAACGTCATTAGTGCTAAATGGTTCTTCACCGTTGCTGTAACGTGCAATTCTTTCTGGAGTAAAGTCTAGTGTGTCGCCAGTAGATAATGTTTCTACTACTTTAGGGTCGTAACCCATAGCAATCAATTCAGAGCGTGGAACTAAACTACGTTGAGCAACAAAGGTTGCATCGTCAATAGTTACTGCTCTTTTATCAATTAAAAACTCTTCTGGTGCAACTGATTCTATTTTAACTTTAGATGAATCTATGGTGCGTTTACATTTTACATTGTAATAAACATTAATAATGGGAGGTACTTCCATCATCATTGGCATACCCATCTCATCTATTACAGGCTGTCCAGTCATAGGGTCAACCATTGGCTGTGGGTCTTGCTCTATAATTTCTTCAACAGTATCTTGAGAAACAATTTCAACTTCTTCGTCTTGCATAATCATTGCAAGTTCATCTTCAGTTAGGTTTTGGTATTTCTCTTTAGTTGTATTTTTTTTGTCATCCCAATAAGCTTTTACTACGCCTACCTTTTGAAGCAGAGCATCTTTAAACCATGAGTTCATTATTTCAAACCCATCATTGTCTTTATTAAAAATGTGATTTACATAAGCTGTTGCTTGTTCAGCCATCTCTGCATCGCCTTCATTTACTGGCTCAAAAACCACTGCGTTATTAGATTGGGTAAACACTTTCATAATTTGTGGCAATGCACCATCTACAGCTTCGGCAACTTCACCAGTTACAATTTGGCTACGCCCTTCAACTTCATTGCCATAGGGTTCTCTCATGTAATACTCTAAAGCCCTTTGTCGTTCAAGAGATGTGTCGGTAGAAATGTATCCTAGCGAATCATCAATATGCGACCCAATAAGATTAACTAATGTTAAGTTATCGTCTGAATCAATATCAAAGTCTTTATATTTATCTTTCATTTATACTATCCATTGTTTATTAATCTCAAGTGGTTTGCTCCATCCGTCATCTCGTTCATCTAATCCGATAGCTAAATATCTAAAGCTATCTGCACAATGAGAGGTGAAGTCATGGACAGGTTTGTCAAAGAATACGTCACGCTTTTCGTCATATGCTCTGCGATAGTTCCGTAATAAATCAACTGCATCTTTTACTTTGGTATCAAACCAGCAACGGGGAAGTATTCTACGCACCGCCTGGATGCCATCATCTATTCCAAGTTTAGCAACTACCCTACAATTTAACCCTGATTCTTGTAATACCTCTAGCCTTGACTTTCCAGTACCTAGCTCCCTTACTTGAATGTCATGTGGCAGCAGCATTTCTGCTGTGTCATATCGTTTATCTCTTAACCAGTTAATATAGTAATCCAGCCCTTGACCATGATTTTCCATGTAGTCAATGATGTGAATTTCTTGTCCTATAATCTGTGCAACAAATATTGCGGTAGAATCTCCCATGCCTAAATCCCAAGAGCAAAAGGTTTTAGCTATGTCATCTTTTAGCACGTCACATATTTGACCTTTAAACTCCAAGTCATTAATAAGCGTTCCGTAGTAAGCACCTTCAACTGGAGTGTGAAAGTTTACTTCAAACTCTTGTGAGTATTTATCTTCACCCATTTCTTTCTTGGCTGCATCTAATTCATCCTGGTCTACTAATCCAGTTTCACTAGCTTTAAACTCTAGCAGCTTCCATCCGTCTTTACCTGGCTTTGCTTTATCTCGTAATGTAGCAAAATGGTTTTTGCCTTTAGGAGTACCAATAAACATTACCCAACCTTTTCTGTCGGCAATTGCTGGTCGTATAATCTCACTAAACAAACTGGGGTTAATCTGTGCGTATTCGTCAATCACTACGCCATCTAGGTATATACCTCGTAGTGCATCAATGTTATCTGCACCATATAAACTTATTCGTCTTCCGTCTAAAAAGTCAGACCTTAATTCTGCAATGTTATTTACTGCACCTAATGGTCTTGTATATTCTGTCAGCATATCCCAGCTGACCCTTTTACTTTGTGAGTATGTAGGGCTAATCAAAGCAAAGCGTGGATTCTTTAATTTACAATTTAGTGCACTGTGTATTAGCTGGTTAATTGCTCCAACTGTTTTACCCATTCTCCGATGGGCTACTACTACTACAAACCGATTTTCTCTTACAGCTTTGTGAATTTGTCTTTGAGGTTCTCTTGGTTCGTAGCTAGTATAGACTTTTTTAGTCGTTGTCATCAATTCCTGTAACAACTTGAATGATGAGTGGTTGGTCAGAGTCACCAGAGATTTTGCTCTCTTGCATAACTTTACCATCACTTCGGTCAAACACTTCTTTAATAGCAGATACATCTCCGTCTTCTGCTTTACGCAATAAAGCTTCTACTACTTTGTTAGCTCTTTGAGCTTCTTCTTGTATTAACCTGCGTTTAAGTGTTTCTCCTAGCAACCTATTGATTTTGCTAGAATGTTGGTTACCTTTATTTGCCTCTGAACTGCGTTTAGCAGCCAATTCTTTTATTTCATCTTTATCCATTGTTTAGCAACTCTCTTGCGAGGTCATTGCTCCGTAGTTATTTAAAAGCTTTTAGTAAAATTAAACATCAATCCTTTATCTTCTGGGTTCTTATATGCTGCTGCACTTGCTTGACCGCCAAACATATTAAGCAAAGCGTTTAATCCAAATTCAGCTCCCTGATTGCTATCAGTAATATTAGCACCAAAGTTCTGCCCTTGTAAGCCCAGTTGTTTAATTAAATCATTATCTGTCTGTGTGATGTTAGCATAAGCTGGTCCGTATTCTGCACCTGCTGTTTTTCTGTACTCATCCATTAAGGCGTTTATGTTTAAGCCTGATGGGTCTTGATACTCTATAGCTGCTCTAGGGTTGATTGTGTTTTCAGCAGTAGGCTGATAGCTTGCACCTAGTGTAGTAGATAATAAACCATTGTTTGGTAGTGATGCTTGGTTAGTAAAGTTTCCTGCCATTGCTAAATCTTCAGGGTTTAATCCAAACTCACCAAAGCCTCTGTTAGGGTATTGGTCGTAAAAAGGAATCGTTGTGTATCTGTCACCCATTACACACAATCCTGTTGAGCTTCAAACCACCTGCGTAAGTCCTCTTGTTTTTCTTCATTGGTCTTTTTTTCATTGGTTTTTTCATTATTATCATTGTGATTCAATTCTTTCAGCCCTCTGTATTCTTACGCATCCTATGTCAATAATAAAGTAGCTAAATTTACCAACAGACGAATTAGCAAGGGATTTATCAGCTTCATACCATTCAATTCCAAACTGACAGCCTAAAAATAAATGCCATGACCACATATAATTTCCTATAAAATAAAAAACCCCACCGATTAAAGTGGGGTTACAAAGGAGTGTGAGAAACTTCAGGGCGAAGTTATCCCAACGCCCTGATTATACCAAAGTTTACAATAAAAATCAAGACTTAGAGCTTAATTCTTTTTTAGCAAAGTTTACGGCAAACTCTAGCAACTCATCTGCATACTCTTCCTTCGGGGCATAAAAGTACAGCAGATTCATTACGCTAGATACTAACCCTGCTATATGATTATGGTTAGGATTCTTTTCTTTCTTTTCTAAAAGTCCTGCAGCCTTAACGCCTACTTGGTAACCTACGTCAAACTCTTTTTCTGTTTTAGTCATTACGCTACCTCCCAATCATCAAAGTTTGGTTCATCGTTAGGATTGTTTTCTTCTATAAGCTGATTCT